TTCAACCAGTCCATCATCGACTCACAAGGTCGCGTGTTGAACACCTGGGCAGACGTTCTGAACCGTGCTGGTCTCGGTCTAGAAGTTATGCATGAGCGTTGAAAATGCGTTGCGCTCGTAAAATCGGATGAATTGCTGGAAACCCCAAGCGGGCAATCAGCAGCCAAGTCCTTCACGCTTGAAGGAAAGGTTCAGAGACTAGGTGGTTTAGGAAGCGTCCTATGTAATACACCAATAGCGTCCGACCCTTCGGGGATGATATAGTCCACCCTTATTAGCAATAGTAAGACTTTGTGTGAACGCTCACAACTTCCCACTTGACCTTGCTGCTGCTGAGAGCACACCTGTTGCACTCACAGCGCCAAGTATCGGTTGATACAGAAAAACAACTGAATATGTGGTATAATACCCCCGCCTTCTTGACGGGGGTATTTTTTATGCTATAATTTCTAAATAATATGCACGAAGATACACACGATGCCTAAAAGACCTGTCATAGTATCTGAAATACACTGCCGAGTATGTGATACTACAAAACCATTAAGTGAGTATTATGTGAGCAGGAAAGACAAACTACCATATAAGTCCGCTTACAATAATGAGTGTAAAGACTGTGCTTGTGATAGGGTCAAAAGAAATACTGACCCTCAAAGAACTAGGGAAAACTCATTGAAGAGAATGTATGGAATAACACAGGCACAATATGATATTATGCTAGAGGAGCAGGATGGTAAGTGTGCCTGTTGTGGAACTACGGAGCACCAGACAAGGTGGAACCATTTTTGCGTAGACCACGATCATAAAACTGGAAAAGTCAGAGGTCTCTTATGCAAGTCTTGCAATATTGCATTAGGTGAGGTAGGAGACAACACCCACATTCTCCAAAGTATGATAGAATACTTGCAGACCAGTTGAGAAACTGTCTACCTCCCATTCACTTCACCCCAATCCATCCTATAATACTTTTGTAATCAATCAACATTATGACTAAACCAATTCTGACTGCAACTGAATATGATGCACTTTGCAACGTTCTTGAATGGGCTTGGACTTCGGTTCATCAAGAACCAGAACTTTGTTTGAAAGATGTTAATTATTCGTCTGCTTCCAGAGTTGTTTCTGAAACCAGAAGTGAAACGGGACTTTCTGTTGAATATGAACCAACTGGTATTGATCCAATCAAAACAGGTGAATGTGGTCTTGGGCTTGCAGAGGCATTTGAATACACTCTCAATGATCCAGATCAACGTAATGTTATGACTATGATTGAAACGTTAATGTATAAGTTGAACTGTAATCCATGCCTTGCAAATGGACTTGGTAATACTTGGGAAACTCTTGCACCTCTTGTAGATAATAATGAACGTGATCGTTTGGAAGAGACCAGTGATGACCCAGATGTTACGACACAAACTCTTGAAGGATATGTTGTTGAAAGTATTGGATTGAAAAATAAAGTTTCCCGTCTTCAAGAACATTATGATAATGTAAATGAAATTGGATATATTCAAGTAGATGATAACCTTTGGATTGATGGTGGTAATTCTGATATTCTTCCCCGATAAAAACTGAATAAACGGAAAAGGAACCTTCGGGTCTCTTTTTTATGATATAATATCCCTGGAAGCCCCCTAACTTTTTATAAATAAATCTATGGAAGTTAAAAAAAATGAATTCACAAGAACTCCGTAGTCTTCAAGAAGCATATCTAGAAGTTGTTTATAATCAGCAGCAACTTGATGAAGCAGTAAGGGGTCAAGACAATGAAATGAGAAAGGCTGCATCTACAGAAAGAAGGTCTGGAGATAAGATATCCGTGCCATCAAGGGGTAAGGAATATGCTGATAAGGAGAAGCAGAGTATTTCTTACATGGATAAGAAAACGAAGAAGAATAAAGCTATAGTTGGAATGACTCATGAAGAACTTCAAGGAAAGGCTAGGGAAAGGGGTGAGCAACTTTTGAAGAAGACGAAAGGTAAACCAAATAGCTTTCAAAATGAAGACAGTGGAGATTATGATATTTTTGATATTGTTTTAGATTATATTTTTGAAGAAGAACTGGTAGATACATTAGAAGAAGCACTTTGCTTAATGTCTGAAGAGTTGGATGAAGATGATGTAGATTTCATTCTTGATGAGGCATTCAAACAATTCCCTGAGAAAAAAGTAACAAGAAAAATTCAAAGAGAAAAAGATAGACTTACTGGGGGTGTAGACAGATCAGATAAAGCATCTGGAAGTCAGGTTCAGGGAAGGCAAGATGAATTGAATCGGAAACGGGCAGGCAGAATCATGAAAATGGGTAATACCATGAACGATAAAACATTTACTAGTCCTAAGGAACGATCAAAAATGAATGCAAGGGCTCAGAAAACTGTAAGAACTGTGGATAGAATTAAAGATAGACAAGTTGGAGGTAATACTTCCAAGGATAGATCTAGAAGTTATGGTTTAGATTCAAAATTAAAATCTAAAAAGAAAGAAGAACCAAAAAAATCTGAGTCAACCAGCACAACCAATAAAAGAAAATCAATTGCAGTAAAAGCTGCCCGTGCTATAGGTAAAGTTGCAGGTAAAGTTGCTAAGAAACTTTCTAAGTAAACCACTTCCCAAAGTGTCACAGCACTCCTTGCACGGGGTGCTTTTTTATTGTATAATACTCTTATAGTCAATCAGGCACCATGACCTACGAAGCAGAAGTACAATTTAAGTTTGATGCTACTTACACTCACGATTATAATCGTGGGTTTGCATCTCACCTTGGTGATGAAGATTTCCTCCCCGAAGAGCATTTCCTGATTACTGCTCCTGCTAGTGATCTCAACTGTAGACAGTATTTCAAACTATTTGAGAAGTTCCTGCTCTGTGTGGGTATGGCTCCCTGCTCTATCCGCAGTGCTGCTATGTCATTGGTATTCAATGATATGGTAAAAGAAGAAGATCAGCGTAAGGTCTGTAAAGAGTATGAGATCACGATGGATGAAGATCTCCAAGATAAGTTCAAGGAATGGAAGAAACTTGATGAAGCATTTGAACACCACAAAGAGAATGTTGTGAGTGAACCCAATGCTTTGGGTCGTTTCCAACGCTTTATTGGATACACTGATGAACAACTGGAAGTGATGATTGACATGTATGAGCAATCCAAACTGAATGGTGTAGCATAATGGGAATGTTTGATTATGTGAGGAGTTCTTATCCTCTGGGTGAAAGTTTTTCTGGTGTGTGTCAAACAAAAGACATTGAAGAGTATGGTATTGGTGGCACAATGTCACAATACTGGATCAATCCTGATGGTCAATTGTGTCTAATTGATTACTCTCATACTGCTGACTTTGTAGAACTCAAAGAAGGTGATGAGGGTTATGATGATAAACGTGAATGGTCAAACTTTCAATGGGTTCCTAATGGCACACATGGTAAAGTTCGACCCTGGAATATCACCAAATACATAGTAATCTACCCTGAACAATGGGATGGTGAGTGGGAACATTGGCCAGACTGCCGTATTCATTTTGTAAATGGTAAAGTACAAGACTACGATCATTCATCAAAAGGAGAATGGAAATGAAACTCATTCAATTCGGATGTCGTGAAGATTATGGTAAGGAGTATTATATGACGATCCTTACTACAAAGAAATATTCTCTACTTCAAGTGTCATTTGATGTTGGTGAGTATGGTAATTGGATTGAGTTTCCTTATCTCCAAATCACGGTAGGATATGGTAAACTATTCTCATTCCTACTTTCTATTGGTAAGTTGGGATTTACTTTTGACATTGCTGGTCGTAACTGGCGTGATGAACTATTCTATCTACAACCAGAACAACTATGATCTTCAGTAGAGCAGTGCTTGGCACAGCAAATAAGAAAACCAAACTGAGTTGGTGGGACTATTGGATCAACCACTGCTGGATGACTGGTTGGCAGAGTATCAAATACTCATTCCAAAACTGGGCAGACTTGATGACTGGACACTGGAAAGATTATGCTCTCATGTTCTATGATGACCCATACGAAGAGTGTAATGATTGCTTCTGGTCTTATCTGGGAGAGGATGACACTTTACCAAAAGAGTTTCTGGAGCATCTACAACAAATGGTTGAGGATATTGAGACTGGTAAAGAGAAACTCATTCCAATGGATGATGACTGGGATAAACCAATCCCCGAAGGTGTTGACCCTTACAATCTATCTGGAAGAGATCCAACACAATCTGTATGGAAGAATGGTAAACGTCCTTCCCCAGATTATTACGAAATTATTAACGGGAAAATGAATGACTGAACGCAATTTTACCAAAGAACTCCTATACACATATTATGCTGATACAGAAAATGGAGATGATGTTGAGAGTATTGACTATCGTTCTCTAATTCACATTATCACCGAATTGTGTAGTAGAATAGAAAAACTAGAACAGGAGAGTTTTACCAAATGAGTATCCCCAATTTTAAAAACCAAGACGACTGGGAAGCATTTACCAGTATCTTTGATGATCAATGGCAATGTAAGAGAGCACTACTCAATCGTGTCAAGAATGACCTGTTCCCAGAATATAAATCTTGGGATCAACTTCAACCACAAACATTGGAAGTGATCAACGACATCGTATCCAATCTTGTTTACGAGTGTGAACGTCAATTCAAAGAGACACACCAGGACTACAAGACTGATGATGATGACCTCTTCATTCCTCATCGTTCATTCAAAGAGAGTGTAACTGAAGCACTCAAAGAAGCATTGGAGAGTCATCAGAATAATGAACAACTTTGAAATATTCTTTTACTTCGTTTGCTTTGCTATTATTGCAGGTGCTGCTTTTGCGATGATGTGGTCTAATATTCAATCAATAAACATTGAGATGGATAAACCAAAACCACGTCACCCAGAAGCACCTGCCCCTGGAGATGAAGTGATGTATGTAGATCTCTCTAGAGAAAAACTAGAGAAATTATATGAAGACAAATAATCAGGATGTCCTGACCGTCTTTTCAAACCCTCCTTAACCTGGGGGGTTTTTGTCTATATAAAAAAGTTGCATAAACTTAGATGAAGTTTATCTTCGCGTTTTTAGCTACACTTTTTCTTGCTGCTCCAGCATGGGCAGTAGATGTTCAAATGGGATCAGGCGGAAACTTGATTTTTGATCCCGCAGAGGTTACAATATCCGCAGGAGAATCAGTTCACTTTGTGAACAACATGCTACCTCCACATAATGTGATCGTTGAAGATCATCCAGAACTTGGACATGAGGCACTTGCTATGCTTCCTGGTGAAGAGTTTGATGTTGAATTCCCTGAAGCAGGAGACTTTACCTATTGGTGTGGTCCTCACAAGGGTGCTGGAATGATCGGGACGGTACACGTTGAATGAAGTACACACACAATTACATGAAAATCTTTCTTGATACTGCTGATACGTCAGTAATTGAAAAATATTTTGATACTGGATTGGTGGATGGTGTCACCACCAATCCAACTTTGATTATGAAGAGTGGTAAAAATCCTGAAGATGTATATCAGGAAATCAAAGGTATCGGAGTCAAAGATATCAGCATGGAAGTTGTTGGTAACTTTGAGGAGATGTATGCTGAAGGGTATCGTCTTGCAGAAAAGTTTGGTGATGTTGCAACCATCAAACTTCCGATGACCAGAGAAGGTCTACAGGTCTGTAAAGCACTGACTAGAGACAATATCAGAACTAATGTCACACTGATTTTCTGTGCCTCTCAAGCAGTCCTAGCAGCAAAGGCAGGGGCAACATATGTTTCACCCTTTGTAGGACGACTGGACGACCAGTCAGTGGCAGGTCTGGAGGTTGTACGATCTATCTCCGAACTGTATCGCATTCATGGAGTCAGGACTCAGGTTCTGTCTGCATCTATTCGTAGTGTTCAACGTGCTATTAGGTCATGGTATAATGGTGCTCAAATCTGCACCATGCCACCTAAAGTATTTGACCAAATGTATGACCATATCCTTACCGATAAGGGTCTTGAGATTTTCGATCAAGACTGGGCATCGGTAAAGAGTGATTAGCAGTAACACACCTTATAAACTGGCCGAGATCATTCAAGATACTTGGCCAAATCTTTATTACTTGAAAAAACCTATGACATTTACAGTATATTCTAAGGACGGTTGCCCATATTGCACGAAGGTTCAGCAGGTATTAGAGCTTGCAGAAATCAAGCATGTGATATATAAACTTAACAGGGACTACACCCGTGAAGAATTCTATGAGAAGTTTGGGCAAGGTTCTACCTTTCCAAGAGTGCTCAAAGATGATACACTGATTGGTGGATGTACCGAAACTGTTAAGTATCTAAGGGAACAAAAATTGGTCTAATGGAACAAAACCTCATCGACATCTGTGATCTTATTGAACATGCTATTGATAATGCCTTTGAGGGACAAATGAATTTAAAATTCTACGATTACCTCAAAGAGTGTAAAATTAAAAAGCATGAAATAGATGCATTTATTTCAAGCACTACCACAAGTGAAATAAACAATCTTATTTTAGACCTTGACGAATACATCAAAGGTGGTGCAGACAATGATCACAAACAATTGCGTGAGGGTTATGGTCATATTCCTAAACCTCAAGCAAGGAAAATAAAAAACTACTTAGAGAGTTTCATAGATGATGCAGAGAGGTATAGTCATGACCGAAGACCAGGAAGACGCAAAAAACAAACTAAATAATGAGGATACCCACATAAATCGTGGGGTAGAGTTGCTACTACGCAACAGGAGGAGGAAACCAGAACCACCCAAAACTTTTCAGATAAAGTTCGGTAAAATGGTTACTCTCTTCCGAAGAGAAATTGTTTTTCACATGAACTTCTATCTGGATATCAGAAAGAAATAATCTCTGGAGGACAGAAAGATGTTAGCAGTAACACTGACGATTGGAACTTTAGTTTCCATTATGATGTTTTTTGTAGGAGGTGTGGTAGGATGGTTGGCAAAAGACCATGTTTATCAAACTCAACCCGTTTACACACATCCAGAGATGTTTGATGAGAACGGTAACATTTTACCAGACGAAATTTTAGCAGTACGATTTGAAAATAGCTATGACGAATTCGACGAAGAAGACGACAACTAGAAAACCTAGAACAACAACCAAGAAACAATTCACTGTAAAGGCAGAGCCAGAAACTCTGCCATCAAATCCTTTTGTTTATGAAGTTCTTGAACTTGCTGCTAAACAAAGGTCTAAGGCAAAAAAGATTGATGTTCTCAGAACATATGATCACATTTCATTAAAGTCTATTTTTATTTGGAACTTTGATGAAAGTGTAATTTCTATGTTGCCTGAGGGAGACGTTCCTTATGGAGACTCTGATGATCAATCCATCTACTCTGGAACTCTTTCAGAAAACATTGCAAAAGAAGCAAAGGGTGGAGAGTCTGCTACTGGTCAAGACTTAGATGGTAGAGGTAAAACTTCTCTGAGAAGAGAGTATAAAAATCTTTATCACTTCATAAAAGGCGGTAATGATAGTCTATCTCCTATTCGTAGAGAGACTATGTTTATCAACATGCTCCGTGGACTTCATCCTAGAGAAGCAGAAGTTTTGATTCTTGTAAAAGACAAACGTCTTACTGATAGATATAACATTACTTTAGAAGTTGTAAAAGAGGCATATCCCGATATTAACTGGGGAGGTCGTTCGTGACAGTAACCGTAGAAACCAAGGAGGAAGAGATGGGTAGTCTTCCAATTAAACCGGAAGATCCTTCGTCATATGGATGTCAGATTCTACAGGAGAAAACAACTCTTGAAGATGCAAATGATAAAACACTCCCTAATGATGCTAGATTGATTTGGTATATTGTTGATGGAGTAGAATATATTGATCTTACTAGATGTAAGAAAACATCTCAACTTTTTGATATGTACTATGATCGATATGGTAAGGGTTCTGTTCAAAGAATTGACTTTGGATATGGTACAGTAAATCCCAAGTTGTGGGGGTACAAATCAAAAGATAAAGACAAGAAGAGAAAATGAAACCTAGTGAAGAAGATCTTAAAAAGGCGGTTGATATTTTAATCCGTCAGGAAATTCAAGATACTATTAATGATTATGTTGACTCAAAAGATGAGACCGAAAAGGGTGGTCTTGGATTTATTGAAGATAATGAGTTGAAGTTGAGTGTCTCTCAAAAAGAGATTGATAAAATTATCAAACAATATAAGAAGTTGAAGAAAGCCGAAAGATCTAACCTGTCTGCTATCAAAAGGTTAGGAGACGGTTGACATCTTTGGTAAATAACACTATGATCCTTAGCATGTATTACCCTCATCATGTATAAACCATACTCACCTGAGTGGCACAGGTACCGGTACCTTAAAGAGGCAATCGATAAATATCTAGAGGACGGAGTTGATCCGACGTTTATTATGGATGATCTTCGTGACATCTTGAATACTCGATCGGAAGCAGCATATGCTGAGTTTCAACGGATCAATCAACTAGAACACTATCTAACGGATGAATAAGTATGCTTTCTACTGCATATCGCCTCAGATTAGAGTCTATTTGTAGATGCATTGCAAATAAAGAACAAGTGCCTCTGGAAGATATGATCTGGGCAGAGAAACTTGCTAAGGCACACACCCTTGCTAGAGATTGGTTAAACCAGGCACGTCGTCAAGCTGCTCAAGATATTGAAGAAGGTAGTATTGATGATTTTATGAATAGGATGGGGCTAGGTGATCCCGACCCATCCAATTATAAAACGGGATTTGATGGTGCTGATGAGATTGTTGATTGGTTTCAAAGAGATAAACCCGATGATTGGAGACAAAGAGATTGAAACAAGCACTCGTATATTCAAATGGAAGTCAAGAATGTGAGAGGGCAAAGATGGTCCTTGAAGCATGTGGACAAGAGGTAAGAGAGTTTTTACTTGGTGCTGACTTCAGTGACAGACAGTTCCGTGCTGAGTTTGGTAGTGAAGCAGAGTATCCTCAGGTTGCTATCGGACTCAATCACCGTGGAACATTAAAAGAAACACTCAAGTACATGAGTGACAAAGGTATGTTTGCATAAACTGTATCACAAGTTACAAAAGAACTTGACTATATAGTTCATAGGGTTTATAATACCCATACGTTCATCCAACATGTTAGCACTACTGTTGGCACTGAATCTTGCCCATCATGATGACGGCAATCCTTACGGATGGCACATGTCGTGTGAAAGGTTCCTCCAGAAACGAGTTGAGATCCTTATGGATGACAACTTGGATCGTCGTACAAAATATAACCTTATAGGTTATTTTAGAACGAAGGTCGAAGGAAAGTGTGATAGTGTGCTAATATAGGACGCAAGTAAGTCGCGGAACGGAGCGTTCATCCCATGATTGATCTATTGCTTTACTCTAGTATTGCTTGTACCGATGCTGCTGACATGATCAGTCGCATCCGAGCAAATGACAGTGTAAGTCAGATCATTCAAACTGAGGTGATTGAGACCTTAAAGGAAGCAACACCTGAGTGCAACTGGGACGCAAACGACTGAAGGAACGGGAAAACGGATCCTGCGTAAGCAGAGAAGGTTAACTTTCCATTTTTTCAGGAGTAAGACAAATGAACACCTTAACACTCATCAAGAACCAAATCCAGAAAGCAGCAGCACTGCACGACGCACAAATCCATGTTACCAAGTATCGTGGAGTTGATTGTAAAGTGCATGAGGCATCTGAGGAAACTCACGGCACCTACTGCTATCGTGGTCGCACTTACGTCAAGTGATTGCGAAACTAACTGAATAGTGTTAGAATGGGAGGGTTACCTCCCATTTTTTTATGGAAAGAGATAAACTTAAACTAATAGTAAAGAACCTAAAACTGTTGGTTGAAGCTCTTGAGTCAGAAGTGTATTCTGATCCTGGTGCTTACACTGACAAACGGGAGAACTTTGATGATCCCATCCCTTACCCTGTTGCAGATTACGACGAAGTATTTAATGACGATGATGGATACCCCGACTAAACTCATCAGTGTAACACCTGATGCAGAGAAGCACATGGCCTATTGTGCCCGTGTGTCCAATCCAAATAACCAGGAGAACGAAAAGTTCTCTGGTCTTCTGAAGTATTGTGTGAAGCATCAGCACTGGAGTATCTTTGAGCAGGCATACATGACTCTGGAGATCAACACTACCAGAGGAATCGCAGCTCAAGTGCTGCGCCATCGTAGTTTCACATTTCAAGAGTTTTCACAACGATATGCTGATTCTTCCCTACTCGCGGAGACGATCCCTCTACCTGAACTACGGCGTCAAGACACCAAGAATCGTCAGAATTCTATTGATGATATTGACCCGTTTACGATTCAGAAATATCAAATGCTGATGCAGGATCATTTCAGAGATGCCATGGCACTGTATCAAACGATGCTTGATGATGGAATTGCAAAGGAGTGTGCTCGCTTTGTGCTTCCTTTGGCATGTCCCACAAAAATTTACATGACCGGTTCAGTGCGCTCATGGATTCATTATATTGATTTGCGTTCTGCAAACGGTACACAGAAGGAGCACATGGATATTGCTCTTGGTGCAAAGAAGATCTTCTGTGAACAGTTCCCTGCCGTTGCGGAAGCAATGGAATGGATTTAAATTAATAAATACAAGAAAAGGATTGAACGTTTATGCCAACGTACCCTGTTATTAATAGAGAAACAAAAGAAAAGAAAGAACTCAGTATGTCTATGAAGGCATATGCCGAGTGGAAAGAAGAAAATCCAGAGTGGGATAAAGACTGGTCAGCAGGATGTGCTGGAGTAGATACAGAGTTCAGGTGGACAGGAGAAGCAAAGTCAAGTGGTTGGAATGAAGTTCTGGACCGTGCATCCAAACAACCGGGTGCCACGGTTCGGAAAAACCGCGACTACTCCTTCTAACTCCTAACTCTAGCTTATGCCCGCAAAAAGAAAGTCTCAAACACCAATTGTCCCATTCGGGATGTCCAATAAGCACATGAAAAGAAAGAAACCAATCAACTCAGATTTAATGAGGAAGATTGAACCCCTGACTCAGAATCAGGAGGAACTCTTCCGATGCTATAAGAACGATCAAAATCTTGTAGCATATGGTGCAGCAGGTACGGGTAAGACTTTTATTACCCTCTATAATGCTCTGAAAGATGTCTTGGATGAAAAGACACCTTACGAGAAGATCTACCTTGTTAGATCTCTTGTAGCAACCAGAGAGATTGGTTTCCTACCTGGAGACCATGAGGACAAGTCTTCACTTTATCAGATTCCATATAAGAATATGGTAAAGTATATGTTTGAGATGCCCACAGATTCTGACTTTGAGATGCTCTATGCCAATCTCAAAAACCAAGGAACCATCAGTTTCTGGAGCACATCTTTTATTCGTGGCACAACTCTTGACAATGCTATTATTATTGTGGATGAGTTTCAAAACTTGAACTTCCACGAACTTGATAGTATCATTACAAGGATTGGACAGGACTCTAAAATTATGTTCTGTGGCGATGCTACTCAGTCCGATCTTGTTAAGTCTGCAGAGAAGAATGGAATTGCAGACTTCATGAGAATTCTCAGAACAATGCCATCCATGGATATTATTGAATTTGGTGTTGAGGATATTGTTCGTTCAGGACTCTGTAAAGAATATCTAATTGCAAAAATGGAACTTAATTTATGATTCACGTTATTGATAATTTTTTTGATGATCCATACTCTGTCAGGAGAATTGCATTAAAAGATAAATTTTACACAAGTCCTGAAGGATGGTGGCCAGGTCAAAGAACTGCATCAATTCCTAAACATGTACGAAACTATATTCAAAGTGAGGTGGAGAGTTATACGAAAAAGAAACTCCGGATTAATTTTTCTTCATTTCAATATGTGACATCAAAGTATGGTGAAGGAGGTTTTCATGTTGATTCTAATAGACCAGGTAGATATACATGTGTAACTTACCTGTGTGAAAATAATACAATTGATTGTGGTACAGAAATAAGTGAAAAAGATAATGAGAGCAATTCTCCAAAGATAATAGTAAAAACCCGTACTAAAATCAAAGAGGATTTTTACAAAAAAGGTGGTAATGGATTTGTAAAATCCATTAAGAATGCTATAATGGTTAAAATACTAAATTCTTATTACACACCAAACTATATTATTCCATGTAAGTTTAATAGAATGATTGTTTTTCCTGGACATTATTGTCATAGAGCACAAAAATTTTTTGGAACCTCTATCGAAAATGCAAGACTAACTTGCGTAACCTTTTTGGACTTTAATACATGACCTTTATTCATCATAATTTTCTAGGTGATCTTGAACTAAACAAAAAAGAAACACAAGGCATCCGTCTCTATAATCTTCCAAATGGAGAATGGGTGCCTTCCATTACATCTGTAACTTCTTTCTACAACCGACAGATCTTTGCTAAATGGAGAGCAAGAGTTGGTATTGAAGAAGCAAATCGCATTACCAAGAAAGCAACTAGTCGTGGAACAGACTTCCACGCAGCAACTGAACTCTACATGTTGAACAAGGAAATAAACTGGGATGAGTTTAAACCTCTGACAAAGTTTATGTTTCATCATGCTAAGCCATATCTGGACAAGATAAATAATATACACGCCATAGAAAGGACACTCTATTCTGAGTACCTTGGTCTAGCAGGTAGAGTTGATTGTATTGGCGAGTATGAAGGCGAACTAGCAGTCATAGACTTTAAGACATCTGAAAAGATTAAACCAGAAGCATGGTTAGAGAACTATTTCGTTCAAGAAATGTTCTATGCGTCTGCTTACTATGAGTTAACTGGAATTCCTGTCAAGAAATTAATCACCATAATGGTTACACCTGGTGGTGATGTTAAAGTGTTTGACAAAAGGAACAAAGGGGATTATATTAAACTCCTAGTTCGTTACATTAAAGAATTTGTACATCACAATACTGGGTCAGAGAATGGGGAATGAACTAGAGAAAGCACTAGAGAATAAATTTTTCTGTCCATCTCGTTTTGCACAAGAGATTGAAACCCTTGTTCTTAATGATGAAAAGATGAGTTATATTGATGCTATCATTCACTTCTGTGAAAAGAATAGTATTGATTTAGAGTCAGTCCCTAAACTAATTTCTAAACCTCTGAAAGAAAAGATTAAGTACGAAGCCCAGGAACTTAATTTTCTGAAGAGGAGTTCACGCGCAAAATTACCTATTTAAAAAAAATGAATTTACACGAACAAATTGTAGAGTCTTTCAACTCTTACCTTAAAGAAGCAGAATCCTTTGACACTAATGGTGTTAAAGTAGCAGGCACAAGAGCACGTAAGGCTCTTGGAGAATTAGGTAAACTTGCAAAAGCAAGACGTGCTGAAATTCAAGAGAAGAAGAATAGTTAGATCTTTATTACTTTTTGATGATGCCTTTTGACGCCTATAAGCAATACCTTTCGTTGAAGAACCACTTCACGAAAGAAAAGTATGACTATCACAAGTATTGTGGAAAGAGTCGTGCAACTGTGCAATCTTTTTATAAAAGAAAAGATCGTTTCTGGTTTGAAAAACTAGCACGAAACAAAGATGACAAAGAAGTAATAGAGTTCTTCGTATCTAACTTTATCACCTGCACTGATCCAAGTAAGCTTTGGATAGGAGAGATGATAAGAGAGGGTGAAGGTAGATACACTTTATGGAAGAAGAGAACTCAGTCACTCTCATATCTTTTCAAAGAAGAGGCAGAGAAAGTCTTTTCTGATAGTAACTTTGATGCTATGTTTTCTATGGATGGATCTCGTCATCCACAAATCCTCAAAGAATATCTGAGAGATAATATCTCAATTGAAACCTTTGTAATTCTTGATAGGATTCTAGGTTTTAGGCAGGACTGGGATAACAAATTATCTGATCCAGTGTGGGAAACCGTCAGTATGAGAATGAAGAAGTATTCACCATTCCTAAATATTGAGGTATCTCGTTATAAAAAAATTCTTAAACAGGTTGTATTAAGGTAATGAGTTTTTTCGATTCTGATGTAGTCCGTGCAGAAATGACGGAGATAAGTGAGTTGCAAGAGGATGTTTATCGTAACGTCTTCAAGTTTCCCTCTATGAATAAAGAGGAGAAAAAGTTTCATGTAGCTATGTTGGAAAGACTTCTTGATAAACAGAGAATTCTTTATACTCGTCTGAGTTTATCAGATGATCCTGAAGCAAAAATGATGAAGGATCGCATTCTTGAATCCGCAACTATGATGGGTCTTCCACCCAACTCTGACATGAATACGGTATTCACCAACATGTCAAAAATGCTTGAAGTGATGAAGGATCAGATTGACAAGTCTGGTTCTGACCTGTAGAATACAGAGGTACACACAAGCCAAATCCGTACAAATCCGAGGTAATCCGAATGTCATTCGCAAATCTTAAGAAGCAATCTTCTCTTGGTTCACTAACTTCCAAACTGGTTAAGGAAGTTGAGAAGATGAATAATACCAGTAGCGGTGGTGATGACCGTCTCTGGAAACCTGAAATGGACAAGACTGGTAATGGTTATGCAGTCATCCGTTTCCTGCCCGCACCAGATGGAGAAGAACTCCCTTGGGCAAAGATGTACTCCCATGCCTTCCAAGGTCCTGGTGGTTGGTATATTGAGAACTCCCTGACCACTCTGGGTCAAAAAGATCCTGTGTCTGAGCACAACCGTGAGTTGTGGAACAGTGGACTTGATTCCGATAAGGATACCGTTCGTAAGCAGAAACGCAAACTGTCCTACTATGCCAACATCTATGTTGTGAAGGATGCTGCTAATCCTCAGAACGAAGGTCGTGTCTTCCTCTACAAGTTCGGTAAGAAGATCTTTGACAAGATTATGGAAGCAATGCAACCTGAGTATGAGGATGAGACTGCCATCAATCCTTTTGACTTCTGGCAGGGTGCTAACTTCAAACTGAAACTGAAGAAAGTTGCAGGTTACTGGAACTATGATTCTTCTGAGTTTGCTGCACCCTCTCCTCTACTTGATGATGACGATGCACTGGAAGCACTGTGGAAGAAGCAGTATTCACTGACTGCTCTGACTGCTGCTGATCAGTTCAAGTCCTATGAGCAACTGGAGAACCGTCTCAAGATGGTTCTGGGTCAGAAGTCTGCTCCTGCTCGTTTTGATGAGGAGACTGCAGATGAGGACAACGATCGTGGATCTTTTACTCCTGAGTTTAAGTCCCGTCGTCCTGAACCTACTGCTGACTTCAACGCACCTGACATCACTCCTACTGCATCAAAAGATGAAGACGAAGATGATGCACTGTCCTACTTCCAGAAACTTGCTGAGGAGTGATGAGGTACAATCAACTGTGCTTGACTCTTTTGGTCGTCGCAGCTTATGCTAATTTGTTGATAAAGTAATCAACTGTAAAGTCTGATATTATCACCAGTTTTCAAGGTTCTAGTCTTATACTGACTAGAACCTTTTTTGTATGTCATAAGAATTTCAAGATCATCCAGTGCAATCTGAGTGTATCTTGGTTTCAGTAAGAAAATATTTCTTCTGTTTGTTTGTAACTGCTCTTCATACTGATAGTTTGTTACTTCTTTGACTGGTCTTGATGTTGTGTAACCACCATTATCAAAGTATGTGATACTATAATCTGATGAAACTTTAAGTCCTGGTGTAACCATTACAACACCCAGACTATTTTTAGTCTCTACAGTTTCATAGTGGTGTGTTGCATTTATATTTTCATAAGTACCATACTTTTCTAACAAGAATGAATCAAATCCTCTTTGAGTTAATGGCCATTCTGTTTGAATGTTCTGAATATTATTGCAAACTAGAACTAACCAATCAAAATCAGAGTTTCCATAATAGTCAGCAGCAACATTATCAGGACGATCATCTCCTTTAATCTGATACTTTGTGAATACAGAAAGATCTTGGAAGATATCTTCTCTGAGTTGACCTCTTTTGAATAGATTTTTTACAGGAATATAATCTGATATGTTAGCATCTGGTAGTCTGCTAACATATTCAAAATCTGGAACTCGGTTGAAGTAGTTTGACATTTTAGTATCCTATTGCGTCTGCAGGAATATCTGGATCATCATAATCTTCGTAGAATACTGGCTCAAGTTCTTTCATTGTCAATGTCATTGTATATGATGTCATGAATCCATCTCTATATGTGGAGTAGTTTCCATCTGGAGTATAATCAACCTCAAATGATGTCAACGCACATTCTTTCATCCTACCTATGTATGGGTGCTCATCTTTTCCTCTATGGAGATAATGCACTTGAAAGGTATTTGGTGCTTTTAAGAATAAGTTTGCAGATGCTCCACCACTTCCACCACCTTTTTGTGGTGCCATGTTTTGCTTAAAGAATCTAATAATCTTAACGATCATTTTTGCTTCGTCTGGACTACGAGCAGACATTTTAAATTGAAAGGAAAATGGTCTCAGTGTTGGTT